AGAACCACCCGGCCGACATTGCGGCGTAAACCGGTTGCTCCAGCAGCTCAGGGGTGTTGAGCAGGCGGCTGTCACCGAACAGCGCCTCGCTGCAGGCCTCGTAGTTGTATCGGCCTGTGACCTGAATCAGTCCGCGGCCACGGTAGAACTGGCCGTCGCCATCAGCCTCAGACGTGTTACCCAGACGCTTCGCCAGGCTGCCGGTGTCGTATTTCGAAAGGTACTGGTCATTACCGAGCTCACGCACGTACTGCAGCTGGCCCGACTCATGCCCCACCTGGGCAAGAAACGCTGCCATACGCAGCCGCGAAATGATGGCGTACTTGCCCATGGTGGCGTTGAGACCGGGAACAAAAACGCCGGCTTTGCGGCCGGCGTTCGGGAGGATCTGCTGCAGCTGTTTCTCGTTGATAGGCATGCTTTTCTCCAGTGATCGTTGATTAGGTCGGGGAAACTTCCACCGTGCGCAGCGGCTTGTCCGCCTTGCCTTTTTTGCCTTTGGCCTTCGCCTTGCCCTTCTTGCCGCCGTTGCATTCCACGGTGGTCGACCAACCGGCCGCGCTGAAGACCTGCTCCACGCTGTCCACCAGGTACTCCCCGTCGAGACCATTCTTAAAGCCTTGGGCACTGATGGTTCGCTCAGCGAACAGGTCCGTTCGACCGACCATCTCCAGGCGCACGCCGGCAGTGCTCCTGTTGAATGCGGCGAGGCGGGCCTTCGCGGCCTGCTGGGCAGCAGTCTTGTCGGGGTAAATATGCCGGTCGGTGTGCACACTGGGCAGTCCATCCGGGGCGTCGTCGTTGTCCAGCTGGACCACCACCAACTTGCCAGTCTTCTTGTCCTGGTGCTGCGTCTTCACAGCCTTCTGCGTGTTCCGGTCGCCCAGGCGGAACGAGTAGCGGCTCACATCCGAACGGCTGATGGTGACGATGGCCAGCGCCTTACCGCTCGCGCTCTGGCCGCCTTGGCGCGGTAGCACCAGCAACTTGCCGCTGGCCACCTTCGCCGTGCAGTCGTACTGCTTGGCCAGGCGAGTGATGAAGTTGAAGTCGGACTCGTCGCGCTGGTCGACGCGGGGCACCTTCGTCTGCACCGAGCACCCCGGCTCCCAGCCATTGCGGGCGGCTACGTCGCTGACGATCGTAGCCAGGGACACGTCCTCCCAGCTTCCGCTGCGCGTGGTCTTGCCGCTGCCACGCATGTCGCTGGCCTTCCCGCGAAGCGTGATGGTGTCCGGCGGGCCTGTGACCTCGATTTCATCCACGGTGTAACTACCCAGCCGCGCCAAAGCCTGCCCGGCATAGCCCAGGAAGATCTCGACCTTGGCGCCGCGAGACGGCAGCGTGACAGCCTGATCGCGGTCATCGATCTGCAGCTCAAAATCATCGGAGTCCATGCCGGGTTTGTCCGAGGTGCGCAGCAACAGCAAGCGGTCGTTGATCAGCGCGGTGATGTCCTTTCCATCCGCGACGATCTGATACGTTGGTTTCATGGGGATGCTCCAGATATGAAAAACCCCGCCGAAGCGGGGCCAGAAATGCCTAACGCGGGATCAGTCCCACAACGTGACTTCCTCAATTTCAGCCACTGGCAGATCGGGCAGCGTGATCAAGAGCCCTGCGCGATATGGCTGAGGCTCTTCGGCCAGCCCTTGGTTGGCCTGCAGCACTGCCTCGACAGTGCCAATCAGGGTGCCGTAGTAGGCGTGGCACAACGTGTCGAGCAGGTCGCCGTCAGACGTTCTGCAGGTCATTGCCATAGCTGACAAACTCCAGGTTGAAGCCCTGTTTGCGAGGGATGCCGCCAGCCAGCAGCGCCCCCTGTTCCTCATCGACGCTCAGCAAGCACCAGGTGCCCAGCACTTCGCCGTATCCCGTGGTCAGGGTCAGTGGCTGCAGGCGCCGGCCAATGCTGCGCAGCTCACCAAGCTGGCCGATGCCGCCCTTGTGGAGCGGGAAGATGGCCCCCTTGATCGTCAGCTTGTCCTCACCCTGCCCCACAGCCTGCTGCGCAATGGAACGCGTCAAACGTTCCTGCCCAGCCCAGCGGAACGCAGTCTTGCGCGTCAGCTCGTCAAAGGCGGCGGTGTCGAGGTTGAAGTAGTAGGGCTGCAGTTTCGGATCCAGGGGCTGGATGATCAGCAGGTGTGGGAAAGGCGTCACTGCCGCGGCCGGCGGGGTGAGGTCCACGCCCAGCACACTGCTGGGCAGGATGTTGCTGAGGCTTGGACTGATCGATCCGGCGATCCGGTTGACTGCGGCACTAGCCTTAGTGGCCTGCTCCTTGAACGATCCCATGCGCTCCTGCACCTGAGAAGCTGCTGATACGGCCTGGCTGTACTTCGCCGCAACCTGACCTACAGTCGATTGCGCCACGTTGATGGCGCGCATGGTGCGCTGCACCTTCTCCCCCACTGCCGGACCGATGACCGGCAGGCTTTCCAGCTCTGCCGCTGCGCCGGTCATGTCGCTGACCGCGCCCGTCAATGGACCCAACATACCGTCGAGCGTCGTACGCCCCGCCACCCCCGCTGCCACCAATGAGGACAGCGAGGATGTCAGTAGCTCCATGTAGGCCATGGCACCTCCTTAGATAATGTGAGCAGCGTCAAACAGCTGAATCGACGCCTGACGGGCGGCCAGTTCGCGCTGCAGGGACTGGAACAGAGCGCGCAGCGGCGCATCCATGTCGCGTACCAGCTGGTACGGGTCCTTTACATCACCCTGCACGGTCACCGGCATGGTCAGCGCGATGGCGAAGCTCTGGTCGACCTTGGCCGGTTCGGCTTTCGTCTTCTCGGCCGGCTTGGCTGCTACCGGGGCTGTTTGCGCCGGCACCGGCGGAGGTGACTCTTTGACCAGTGCGCGCACCACCGCACCAGGTGCTGGTCCTGGCTGCCTGTCCTGAGTCGGCGCCTCAGGTGGTGACACCGGCGAAGCCTTCGTCACTGCTGCACCGAGCGGCGGAGCGTCGACCTTCGGCGCCTCCGTGGCTGTGGGCTTGTCTGCGATAATCTTCTCTGCCGGCGTCTTGGTGACTGTCGCCCCAAGTACCGGCACCTCAACCATCGGGGCTTCCTTGGTCTTGGGCTTTTCCTGGGCAATCTGCTCGGCCGGATCATCGCCGAACAGCTTTTTACCCAGCCAACCACCGATAGACTCTCCCCCAAGGCCGCCCAGCACCATCCCAATGGCCCCACCCACGGCGCCGCCAACGGCAGTACCGAGGACCGGCACGATCGAACCAACCGCCGCGCCAACCGTTGCCCCGTAGGCGCCACCTGCCCAGGCACCGGCCGCACCGCCAGCCAGACCACCGTAGCCCTCTGCTTTCTCATCACGGGTTTCGGCGTTCATCGCAACATCGAGCACCCCTGGCACTGCATCGATCAGCTTGCCACCGGGCACCTTCGACAGTGTCTTGGTCACGCTACGCACGCTGTGCGCCGCGCGCGCAACGCCACCTAACTCCCCCGCGATACTGCTGTTACCAACCAGCGTGGGCATGGCCGGCGCCGACGGCAAATGCACGGGAGGAACCTTAGGTGCAGGCTGAGGAACATGCGGAGCACTGACTGGCGGTACTCGCGGCGGTGTGGTTGGAGCGCGCCGGGGATCAGCGAGCGCCCCGGCAAGACGACGGCGACGACGGCGCGCCCGGCGACTGCTAGGCTCACGAGGACCTGCCTCAGCGACACTACCGCCAAGCCGACCAAAGGCATCGGCGTTTACCACAAAGACCCGCTGCGGCTCGCTTCCTAAACTAACCAGCGGGTCATTACTGGCTGGCAGACCGAGTCCTTGGCCCAGCGCGTCCAAGCCCGCGTCAACCAGAGGGTTTCCAGTCTTGGGCACCGGCAACCCGCCCGGCGCGTCCATGTCCTTGCCGCCGCGCCGGGTGCGAGTGGACCGCCCCCTGGCCACGTTATATGCGCCGCGCAAAATCTTGACCCCGCCACGGGCGGTCAGCACCGCGCTGACGGCTGCCGCCAAGCCAGCGAGGCCCATGATCACCGCCGGGAACTTGTCCGACAGCGTCGTCATGGCTTGAACAATCGACGTCAGCCCCTGGGCCACGGCGTCAGTCGCCGGCCGGATGGCATCACCCACACTGCGCATCGAATCGCTCCAGGCCTGGCCGAGCTCCGCCCAGCGCTGCGACGATGTTTCGCGGCGTTCTGCCAGGTTCTTGTCCAGAATCCCTGTCGCGTTCTGCGAATCGGCCTTCAGCTGGCTGTACAGCCCACGGTTCTGCGCATACGCGGTCAGGGCTGCCTTAACCTGCATGTCAGCGAACAGATCGCCGGTGCGCAGGGTCTTCTCCAAGGCCTCCAGCGCTGCCTTGGCTTTCTCCGGGTCGACTTCCTTATCGATGTTGGCCTGGGCTTCCTTCATCTTTTTGGCCTTCGCCGGGTCGGTCGCCTCGACGTACTTCATGGCCAGGGCCATGGACGACTCGATCACGTTCATACCCTTCTGCAGGCCAGTGTTCAGAGAGGCCTGGTAGTCGATGCCTACATCTTTGTAGGCCTTGACCACATCACCGGAGCCGATCTTCTCCATCCAGTTCTTGAAGTTGTTCGCTGCCTCGTCCGAGCTGCCGGCGGTCTTCATCTGCACTTGCAGCATTGCGCCCAAGGACGAGACCGAAGCCATGCCGGTGATGCCGTTCTTCTCCATCCCCGCGAGCAGTTGCGGGAACCACTTGGCCATGTCGCTGGCCTCAAAGCTTCCCGCCTGGCCCTGATACGCGATGGCTTCCAGTGCCTGCTCCATCACCTTGGGATCGGTGATCTTGGCGTTCTGCTGCAGCGCCATGATCATGCTCGCCGTGTCGACGCCTGAGGCCCCCTGCCCGATTGCGAACTTGGCCGCCGTCGGTGCGTAGGCCATCGCCTTGTCCAGCTCCATGCCGGCGCCGACCAGCTGGTTGATCAGGTCGGCCACCTCGTTACGGCCCATGCCCGTGTCCTTCGCCGTCTGGATCACCGTGCGGCTGAGCTGCACTTCCTCAGGCTTGTTGACTGCATCGGCCTTGATCGCGATGTCGCGGATGATCGCCTGGTAGTC